CAAATTATAATCCTAGTCTTCAAGGTCAAATAGATATGCTTGGAGGTATAACAGGATCTAGAATAACAGGAACCTCTGATAATTTAAAAACTACAGAAGGGTTAGCAATGATTGGTAGAGATCCTAATAGTGGTTTAGCAAAATATGGACCCGGTTCAGTATTAGCTGGTAAAAATGTTGTGTCAGGTTTTGGTACAAATGATTATGAAGATATGTTAGAGGGTTATATTGAAGATATGATTGGTCGTGGAACTCTTTCACCTTTTCAAAAATCTAAATTAGATCAAGCTTATAAAGAATTAGAAAGAGCAAGAGTGGGAGCGCAAAATAGAATTGATAATCTTAATAAACAAAAAGCTGAAGCTAAAGCCGCAGGTGATGCCAAAAGAGCAAGAGACTTACAAATTGCAGCAGCAGCTAAAGCACAAGAGATATCAAGATCACAAGCAAAACAGCAACAAGCAGCAATTGAACGAGATCAAGCAAGAGACGACAATAGAGGTGGTGGAGCTGATATGGGAGGTAGTGGATATAGTTCAGGAAGTGGTTACAACGAAGGTAACTATTGTTTTGATCCAAGCACTCCAATTCAAATGGCTGATGGCTCAACTAAAAAAATTAAAAACATACAACTTGGTGATGACACTAAAGGTGGAGAAGTTACAGGTGTATTCCAATTTAAAGCATCTGATGAGATTCACGATTACAAAGGTGTTACCGTTGCAGGTAGTCACTATGTTAAAGAAGATGATAAATTTATTATGGTTAAAGATAGCCCGCTATCCGTCAAGATCGATAAGATACCGGTTGTCTACTCACTAGATACAACAGGTCGAAGAATCTTTATTAACGATATTGAATTCGCTGACTACAATGGTGATGGCGTAGCTAAAAACTTCCTAACAAATGCTGGTGTAGATCTTACAGGTTTTGATACAGAGGTATTAAGACAAGTAGAGCACCGGTTAATCTAGGAGGCGATAGTGGCTCAAGTATCTAAAGAACAAGAACGAGCGATAAAACAATATCTTCGTAATTCAGAAAATTTTATAGAATATGATGATGTAAAAATCATAGACCAAACAGAGTTTGGAAGATTAATAACAAAACTTTTTAACTTACCTGACGAGGTTTCCGACAAACCAGGTATGAATAAAGTTGGTTATTTAAAAAAACAAAACGCAGAATTATTTGATGGTTATGAAATTAGAAAAGGTAATATTTTTAAAAGAGATAAACCTTTAATACAAGCTCTAAACAATGATCCTGTATTTAGAGACGAAGTTAATAAAAAATTAAAAGCATTAAATAAAAAAGATTTTTTTGACTTAACTAAAGATCAACAAAACACAATTGTAGGAACTACAGAAAAAGTAAAAAAAGATTTAAAAGTACTACCTAAAAATTATATCAGTAAACCTGAATTAGCTGAAAGACTTAAAATTAGTGAAGCTGCCATAGAATCATATGGTTTAGGTAAACACGCTGAAATTGGAGATAAGTATAGAGAAATATTTAAACCAGTTGTATTAAAAAATAGAGGAACTTTTTACGACTCTACAAACATAGATAAAAAAATTGATAAATTTAAAGAATTTACTGATCGACCTATGCTTATGCAAACTACTAAAGATAGAGCAAATTTGTTCGCATCAAATGATGAAATACAAGATTTATTAAATAGTAAAAACAAAACATTATTTACAACTGAAGATGGTTTAAAAAAAGCGATAAAAGTTTTAGGTGAAGGATCTACTCCTCACGAAGCAGCTCACGCAATGGGTATTTTAGCAAGAGCATACAATGGTGAAAAGTTTAGAGGTGTAAATGTTAAACCTAATAAAGCAAAAGCTAAATTTATATTTAATAACATTAGTGATTTAAAAATGGATAACCCTTGGACTAATTCTCTTTACGACGAGGGATTGCGTCAAGTGGATAGAGATCTTGGTAATAACGTCGGTACCTTTAAAAAATTTAAAGATACTTACAAAGTTAAAATGAATAAAATTCTTAAAGATCTTAAAATAAAAGATAAGTTTAGTATTAATGAAATTACAAGTGTCAAAGCATCTTATAATAATAAAATAGCACCTTACGCTGCATTTGTAGATATTACTCAAGCAGATATAAACGCCAACCATTTAAGACATTTTCAAGGTGACTTGTCTAGGGCATTGGCTTATTTAGATAAAAACAAAAGTAATCAAGCTAAAGTTTTAGATAAAATAGAAAGATTTAATACAACAACAAGAGGTAAAAAATTAAATATTCTTAAAAAAAAATTTGGTGAAGCTGGAAAAGATATAAGACTTGCAGAAATAATACCTGGTACAAATGTTGAATCTGTTTATGCTAGAGGAGATTTGGATAGATGGAAAGATAAAGGATTAGATTTAGAAAAATTAGCAAAAGAAAAAGGTTATTTTTTAGATGTAAAAGGTGCACGACCTTATTTTGATGTTACTTCAGATGATTTAAAAAAATCAGTAGAGGGTTTAGTAAACAAAGCTGAAGGGCTGTCTGAACCAGACAAAATTAAAGTTTGTAATTTTTTATCTAATGGTGGTTTACCTGGAGATTGTGCAAGAGCCATTAGACAAGATCCTAATAAAGCAGCACAAATAATTTCTAAAATTCCTGCAGATACAGAAAAACTACAAGAAGTTAAAGTTGCAGCTCAAGAAGTTATTGGTCCAAAAATTAACGAAACAAATTTAAGATGGAACAATGACGTCGGTGCATTTGAAACTCCAAACGGTGATGTAGCAACACAAGCAGATATAAAACAATACGCAGCAGATAATCCAATGACAGTTAGAGTTGGAGAAGAACCAGTTAAAGCTGCAACTAATAAAAGCGTGCTTTCTAATGTTGGTAAAGCAATGGCAAGAATCGGCGCTCCATTACCAACTGCATTATTAGATTCCTACTTTATAGGCCAACAAGTAAAAGAAGGCAAAGGCACAGCAGAGATTGCAAGCAATCCATTAAACTGGCTAGGCCTTGCAACTATGGAGCCTTTAACAAAAGTAAGTGGGGTAGCAACAGGAAGTGGAGCTTTAAACAAAGCATTGAGATTAGGATTGAATCCTGCTACAATTAGGGGTATAAGCAGGTTCGCAGGTTTACCGGGACTTGCGGTAAGTACAGCTATGACTGCATATGACCAGTATCAAAAATATAAAGATGGAGAGGGATTTATCTTCAACTTATTAAACCAAAAGGGAACCGAATAGATGGCCACGATAGATAAACCGCTTCCAAACGTTTCAGAAACTGTAATTGAAGTTCCAAAACAAGAAGAATTAGTTGAAGCAAGAGAAGAGATCACTGAAAAGAAAAATCAAAAAGGTAATGTAGAAGTTACTATGGATGAAGAGGGTGGTGCAGAAATTGCATTTGACCCTAGTGCTATTACCGAAGAAGGCGGCCAAGATCATTTTGAAAACCTAGCAGACTTTTTAGGAGATGACGTTTTAGAACCATTAGGTGCTAAAATGGTAGATCACTATAACGAGTACAAAGAATCACGTGGTGATTGGGAAGACACTTACAAAAACGGTTTAGATCTTTTAGGATTTAAATTTGAAAGAAGAACAGAACCTTTCAGAGGTGCATCCGGTGTTAATCACCCTGTACTTGCTGAAGCGGTTACACAATTTCAAGCGCAAGCTTACAAAGAATTATTACCAGCTGATGGTCAAGTTAGAACTCAAATTTTAGGAGCAGTGGATACTGCTAAAGAAGAACAGTCTAAACGTGTTAAAGATTTTATGAACTATCAGATTATGGATCAAATGAAAGAATACGAGCCAGAGTTTGATCAAATGCTTTTTTACCTCCCTCTATCCGGATCTACCTTTAAGAAAGTTTACTATGACGATCTTTTAGGTAGAGCCGTTTCAAAGTTTGTACCTGCGGATGATTTAATTGTTCCGTATTCTGCAAACAGTTTAGAAGATGCAGAGGCAGTAATTCACGTAATAAAAATTTCTGAAAACGATTTAAGAAAACAACAAGTAGCAGGATTTTATAGAGATGTAGAATTAGGATCACCACCTGTTGTAGAAAATGAATTACAAGATAAAAAATTAGAACTTGAAGGAATTGCTAAAGATGGTCAAGAAGATCAATATACTTTGTATGAAGTTCACACTAATT